CATTCATTTGTCATCATTTTCTTGCACTCTGCTTTGTTTGTAAAAAATCCGTTTTCTGTTAAGATGGCAGGCATGCTGGTATGCTTCAATATATAAAATCCAGCAGTCTTTACGCCGCGATCTTTCCAGCCAGTTTGCATAGCTAGTTTATTTTGAAAGATTTGAGCAATACTTTCGCCTTTTTTACTACCTTTGCAATGGTAAGTTTCGATACCTGATGGGCTGGTCCAATCAGTACCAAAAGCATTTCCGTGAATTGATATGAGAACTCTAGGCATGTCTGATTCTAGCTTGTTAGCCCTTCTAACTCTTTCAGAAAGCTTAACATCGTTTTCAACTTCAGGCACTAAATTGTGATAGCAAACTTCAACTTCGTCTAGCATTCTCATTAAGTGCTTAGAAACATTCCTGTTAAAAATGTACTCTCTAAGCTGTGCTCCATCTTCAAAGAGAGGAGATCTTTTGCCTGGCGTAGATTCACCGTGACCGTGATCAATAATCCACATGTACCTGTTACTGCAATTCATAACTTTACCTTCGTTGTTCTCGCAAGAAGCTTCCTTCATTTCATTTGCGACAAAGCTATTTATCACGCCTTGCAAAATCTTAGTTAGCTGAGAGAATATGGGTCCCACTTTCTGCTGCTCCTGCTCCGGTCTGTTTTATAAACCTTGCTTTTGTGTGCAATTCACTTAAATTTCTGCTTCCTGAATATGAAAAGCCGCTTCTTATGCCTTGCATCAATATATTAATTATGTCTCTTACGCTGCCTTTATAAGGAACAGTGGTTGAAATACCTTCAAGAGAGCTAGCTCTGCCACGCCAATCAAACTGCGCTTCAGGGCTTGCCATGCCTCGATAAGCTTTTCTCTTTTGGCCGTCATTATAAATGATATCTCCTGGAGATTCATCTGTCCCAGAAAGCATCGAGCCCAACATAACGCAGTCCGCACCTGCAGCTAGAGCCTTTACGGCGTCGCCACTATTCTTAATTCCTCCGTCAGCAATAATTTTAACGTCTCGATCAGTTTGAGCGCAATCAAAGATTGTCTGGAGGCCTGGCACGCCATGACCGGTTTGAATTCGTGTACTGCAGATTGATCCTCCCCCAATGTTGCACCTGACGGCATTTGCGCCCCAATCTGAAAGGTCATTTATTCCTTGTAGTGTTGCAACATTTCCCGCAATAATACACAAACCGTCTCCAAGTGCTGACCTGAGTTTATTAAGCGCGTCTTTGACTAGTATGTGATGGCCGTGCGCCACATCAACACAAAGCGCAGAAACACCAGAGTTAGCCAAAAGCTCTGCTCTTTCCATAAAGTCATCAGTGACTCCAATCGCAGCAGCTATAGGCGCGGAATGATCTACTAATTTGACAGCGTTCTGGACCAACTCAGATTGTTCTTGAGGTGAATTATACCTGTGAATAACACCTAATCCGCCCATCAAGCTCATTGCGGCAGCCATCACATCTTCTGTTACCGTATCCATACAAGAAGAAATGACTGGAATCGATAGTTCAACTCCTGGGCCTAGCTTTACTGATGTATCGCATTCTGCGCGTGATCTAATATCACTATACTGTGGAACTAATAATACGTCGTCATAAGACAGGGTTTCGAGGATCTTCACACTCTCTCCGTTTGCTATAAATGATTATAACGTATTTTAAGAAATTTTATTCTTTTATTCCTGCTATTAACTGCCAGCGGTTTTGAGCTGACTCGTTCAGGTTTTCTTCTGATTGCTCAGGTTCTTCTGTCTGTGCTGGTTCTTCTTCATCAACGACTGGAGGTGCCATAGATTCTCGAGCTGGACTTGGTGATTCTGGCGCATATAGCAAATATCTACCTGTCTTTCTTCCGCCAAAAGCATAAAAATAAAGATCATCCTTGTCAACAAATCTAGTTTTTGTAGGGGATCCTGCGGCTGACTTGGACTGGTACAAAAGAACCCCAGCCTCTCCCTTGGGCAGAACGTGCTCTCTAGCAATTTGATCAAGCAGGTGCAGCAGCTTTGCAGAAGTGTCTATGACCTTGCCGTCAATCTTTGGTTTGTAATTCGTAGCGATATCCTCAATTGCCTTCAAACTTTCGTCTCTACCCATTGTTTGCAGCTGATCTATGTCGTACCCAGTGGCTTTTATTGCCGCGGCCAGATTATTAGGAGATCTAAAGAAAGACTTTGCTCCGCCACCGAAAACGAAAGGTTCGTTGAAAGATCTGTGATGCTTAATTTCCCAAGCCTGATCTCCGATATCTACGTCGTGAGTAGCGGAAGCACCACCAACCCAAGAAGACTTATCGTAAAGAAGCGGTGTTAAAAGCTCACCACGGCCGAGACCCTGTCCTTCATTATAGTGAAGAATATCTAAAAACTGTGCCGGTATATCTACGGCAGACGAATTGCCCGCAGAAAGAGAAAATAGCATTGGGCCAATCTCATCTGGGCCTTCTTCAGCAGACATGAGATAATCTAAAACAAGCTTTTTATACTCATCAGGATAACCTTTCATAGCATCAGAAAATTGTGTGTCACCGCGGACCGCATCGATCGAATCAATATAAGATTGACGTGATGCGTCAGGGTCGTATTCACTTACACCTAGCTCACTGCGTATAAATGTTCTCAGAGATTCGAGATTGTCATCTGTGAGATCGTAAAGCTCATCCTCACCTATCTTTACAATCTTTTCCTGCAGTTGTTTCTGCTTCATTTCTAGCATTTTTCTTACTGCGTTTCTAATCATAGCTTCACTCATAACTGACTCCACGTGACTTAGCACTCTTTGAAACTGCGGGTGTTGTGCATTAGACACTCTTTGTGATAAATAATCTTTAAAGGTTGAGAGCATTTGTTTTAAATCGGGATCTTTAGTCATAACATTTACCAAACCCTCGAAACTAGCTGTCTCTGATGGGTTGCTTGGAATGCCTAATCCATCTAAAATTGCCTGCGGGCTGGTGATCCTCTGCCCCACTAGTTTAAACTTTCTCTTGTTTTTTGGTAACGCTGGATCAAGTGCAGGGTCAAGAGAGAGCCTACCTAATCCACCGGGTGTGGCAACAGTCATCTTCTCATGAGTCCCAAGCTCTTTGCTTCGCTCTGCGGCAATGTGCCCAAGCATTACATTTCTAAAAATACCCTTAATGCCTTCGTCTCCAACGCCTGCCATTAACCAACCTGCGCTTTCGAGATCTGGGGCAATCATCAAGTCAACCTGAGCGTCTCGGTCCTCTGGGTCTCCTTTAATAGGGTATAGAACTGTGAGATTAGGGCCGATCACTTTTACTCTATCAGCGCCTAGTGAACCAACAAGATTTCTATAGATCTGAGTTTTTGCTAACTTGTTATCTTTCTGAGCTGGTTGAACTGCGATATCAAGATCACCAGCGATAGATTTCTTTCCTGTAGAGCCGACCGGCTCGTACCCAGAAATTCCTGCATCTTTTAAGTGGTTTGCAAAAAGATCATCTAGTGTGTCTTTTACATACTTTCTGTCAACTCCGCTGGCTAACGAGTTTCCCTGGCTGTCTTTAAATGCAATTCCACCCATTAAGCTGCTCCAAGCGCTGTAAATATGTATCTTGTTGCGATCGCGTTATTAAATGTCCCACCAGTCAAAAGTTTTCTCTAAACCTTCCCAAAAGCGAACAAGGGGCTTATAGCCAAAAACACGCTCTGTTTCTGATATATCTGCTTGCGTGTGCATGACGTCTCCTGGACGAAATGGTGCTTGCTCTATCTCTAAATCACCGAACCGCTCTTTAAACGCTTCAAGAATCTGGTTATTACTCGTTCTGTCGCCACATGCTACATTGAAAGCCTCGCCTCTAAATGCGCCTTCGTGGTTTGCTGCACGAATGTTTACATCAACAACGTTATCGACGTAGCACATATCTCGACTTTGTTCTCCAGAGCCATCTTTTCTTAGAATCCCGCCATTTTTAATTGCGTGACACCAAGCAGAAATTGCTGTGGAGTAAGGAGAGTCACCATATTGATTTGGGCCAAACACATTGAAATACCTCAGGCACACAGAGTCAAAATCGTACAGGTTGCCAAAGATTCTAAGCAGATCTTCAATCGAAGACTTTTGCCACGCATACGGTGACTTTGGATCTCTTGGATAAGACACAGGCGTAGGGAGGACATCTGCACCACCGTAAACAGAAGAAGAAGATGAATACACAAACCTTTTGACATTGTCGCGGCATGCTTCCATCAGCGCAGAAGTTCCTGCAACATTTGTTTGCGTGGTTTTAGCTGGGTGCTCGACAGAGTAACTAACCCTTGGGATCGCAGCAAGATGAAACACAACATCAAACTCTTTGTTTTTTATTTCTTCAAGAATGGCATCGCAAGCAAAATCATTTACGACTAAGCGCAGGCCTTTGCAGCCTTCAAGCAGGTCAAGGCTTCCTGAACTTAGATCGTCTACACCTGTTACGTCCCAACCTTCGCATAAAAGGCGACTAACTAAATTGGATCCTATAAAACCGGCAGCACCGGTGACTAATGCTCTTCTCATCTATTCGTCTCCCTTGATTTTTTCCCAAAATAACTCAAAGTCTTCATGTGTATGTATTACTTCCCAGGTGCTATCACCCAGTCTTTCAACTTGAGCAACATATTTTCCTGGTATTCCAGCTGCCCAATCGTCTTTTCCTATTAAGCTTAAAAATAAATCTCCACGATCTCTCATATAAAGCCAATATGTGTTTCCAGGTACAGGTTTAAATTTTCTTCGAACCGTTTCGATCATAGCTGTTATTTTAACACGTCTATCAAGATCATTAAACTGGTTCATAAGAACTTCTGCTTGCTCATAAAGACGGTCGTATTCTTTTTTTACATAGTGATTTGTAACCTTAAGAGTCTCAGCCTTATGCATTGTGATATCTGTGGGTTTTATAGGCGCAGACATTGTGCTGAGTGGATATTTTGAGCTACGGTGTTTTGGATCTGACATTTTTTGCCTAGCTTAGTACGTGAGCACTATTGATGTTAAATCTAAAGCGTGCCTTGTGTCGGGATGCATCTAAACCAAGAAGATCGAATGCATCTCTTCCAAGCATGTGTATTAGTTGAATATCTGTTCCTGTTTTGTGTGCGGTGTCTGAAGACCTGAATACTGCGTGCACATCAAGCAAATCATCCCTAAAAACTGCTTGAATAAATGATATGCACTCTTCACCTGCGAATACAAAACGCCTGGAACTAGATGTTTCTTTTCTACCGTAATGATTGTTTCCTTTGAGCTCGTTTTTAATCTTTTGCAAAAAAGTATTCCTAATCTTTTGGTAATATTCTTCTTCGCCTGGCGTGAAAAGAATTCCTTCATTAACTGAACTGAACGTTCCGTCATCGTAGAAGTGAAATTGAACTGTTGTCGACTCTCTGTTAGGTTGAAACTTAGCAAACTCTCTAACATAGTTTCCGACTGTGTCTACGGAAATGTTTTCAAGGCGTCGGCATCGTCTTACAATTTCTTCTGCCTGTTCTTCTGTTTGTCCTGAATGAAATACGTGAAAGTTAGGTAGCATGCAATATCTTTCAAGCTCTTTTCCAAAGAGGATGTGTAGATCACTCAAAGAAGAGATATCTTGTGCTTCATCGCCCCTGCTTAAAAACCTTTCATGAATAGTGTGAATATCTGGATATAGAAGAATAAACTGGTTGTTTAGATTTGACATCTCCAGATGCAGATTTTTTCGAGTGTAAAAATCATCTCTGTTGTAAAGCTTAGAGTAGACACACATAGAAATACCGGATCGGTCATCCATGTTCCACTTAAAGCCTGATTTTTTATGAATTTCATTGTAAAGCGTTGTTTTTCCTGAGAGATCACATCCCTCTAGGGCAATTTTATTTACAGGAAAAGTAATCAATTTTACTCCACTACCTCATATCCGTCGGGGTATACACATATTATATCATTTTCGACAAGAATGAATACTTCTGGGTTTCCGCAATCGTCAACACCGTCATCTCGTATTAGAATTCCGACCTTGTTTAAAAACCTGCTATCTTGTATCGCGGTTTTTGTTACACGAACTAGTTCACCCGGATTAATCATCGTAAAGAGGTATCTTTCTCATTTTCCAAGCAGCTGAGGATGCACCCCAGTTTGGATCAACTTCGGTCTCCATGAGCCAGTAAGAGAAAGGTTGTGGCTCATAGTAGATCTTTTGACCTCTCTCCTCACCCCAGTCAAAGAACTTGCCCCAAACTCGAAGCCATGCAGTCCTGTTCTGATCGTCCATCATTCTAATTCGGTAAAATTCTTTGCCGTTCTTGGTCTTCTTTTTGATGATCTCAGTAGCACACCCCCAAGCAACGCCTTTGTCGCCACCGACCATTTCACACAATGATTTAACATCAGCTTTTTCAATTCTACGCATGACTTCTGCAGGGAAGACGAGTGCATTATTGATAGCAGAAGTTATTTGCTGGTACAAGACTATCTTCTCGTCTCGAGACCAGTCTTTGATGTGAGAAACTCCGAGAATAGACGAGTCAATACTGAATAGTGATTCTATTCTATCAGCAATCTTATCTCTTCTGGCGTAGTAGTTTTCAAGCCTTTCAAAACACTTATCAAGTTGTGCTTGTCGCTTGTGGTTAGGATGACCAATGCCCTTGATTAAATCTGCAGCGTGCTCGCTATAACACCAGTCAACAACACTGCAATTGAAGATGTGTTGAGACGCCTGTTCTTGCAAATCGGACATCTTAGTCTTCTCGTAAACACGCAGAATCTTGTCGAACTCTTCTTTGATTTGCTCACCGATTCTAACTAAGCGCTCACGAAGCTTATCTTCTCCAGTGCGACCTTTTCTGATCTTTTCATAATTTTCTGAGATGATGTGCAGCAACTGCCTATGGTTGTCTAGTTGGCCTTCTTTAAACTCCTCTAGAGAAGAAAAGGCTTCAATTTGACATAGCGCTTCAAAGCAAGTCTTGTTTACCTTAGAGTGACGCCACTCACCATCGCTATCATAAAAGAGATCATTTAAGTTCTTGAATGGTCGAGCTTCTAGTATCTCATCCATCGCTTTGTCACCGAGACCTTTAATTGATGAGAGTGGCGGCATAAGAGCTTGCAACTCTTTATTGTAAGTCCATTCATCTCCCGAATAGTTTACATCTGCTGGAGCAAACTTATAACCTAGCGCTTTGGATTCTCGGATGGCCTTTGCTAGTCCTTGAGGTGAATTGTTTTCAGACTCAAGAACCGTAGCGATCCACTCTCTAGGATGATAGGTGTATAACCACGCAGCGTAGTAGCTATCGATTGCGTAAGCAACGGCGTGTGATTTATTAAACCCATAAAGAGAGAAGAACTCGATCTTGTCAAAAAGCTCGTTCATGTCCTTTGGATCTAGGCCGTGAAGTCGCTCAGCACCTTCGACAAACTGCTTTCGAAGCTGGTCACGCTCAGAGCCTTTTTTACCAATCGTGTCCAAAGACTTCTTCACAAGAGTTTTGCGCATCTTATCTGATTCGCCTGGTGAAAACCCTGCGAGCTTAACAGCGAGAGTCATAAACTGTTCTTGGAACGTAATGAAACCTCTTGTTGGCCCTAAGACCTCTTCGATAATCGGGTGGGCATACTGAATGTTTTCAATGTCTTTGCCTGCTTCGACGTACTTAACGTGCACATTTGCCTTAAGTGGGCCAGGACGATAAATGGCGGTGATGGCAGCAAGCTCCTCAATGTTTCGAGGCTTAGCTTGATGACAGAAGTTTCTGGCACCTTGAGCAGTAAACTGAAAGATGCCCGGTGCAAAGGACGAGTTATGATAAGTGTTTTCCCAAACCTTTTGGTCGTCTTGTTCGACATACCTGCAGTTAAGATGCTTGTCAAAGTAATCTCTAATCTGGAGGAAAGAAGGGTTTTCGCCACTGTCCTTACGAAGGATTCTTTTAATGCAGTTTTCAACGTCTTTCATCAGCGTAAGACCAAGGAAGTCAAACTTAATAAATCCGTTATCTTCCAAGTTGCGGAAGTTCATACCTTCAGTCCAGGGAGTTTGTAACTCTCCTCGAACTGATATCAAGGGCATTGTCTGCTCAAGCTCACGCTCATCAGCAATTAGTACACCCCCAGCATGGCGACCGATTGATCGCTGTTCCATAAACAAGGTGCTCACATGCTTTTCAACATCTGGGTACTTTTCCATGAAATCTTTGTACTTCTTAGAGTACTTCATGCAATCCTCATGGGTGAGGACGAACACAGATTTCTCAGTGTTAGCATCTCGAGCATGAGGTTCAACCTCGGATTGCAGCGGGCCTGTAAGAGCGTTAACCTCCTGAAACGGAACATCATAAAACTTGGCAACGTCCTTGACAATAGACTTGAGTTTAAGAGTATTGAAGTTGGAAACAGGAATAACTGCATCCTCACCAAAAAGCTCTCTGGCTGCGTCAATAAGAGCATCACGATCACCAGCATCAGAGTCAATATCAGGCCAAGAAGTTCGATGTCGCCCAAGGAATCGGGACCAAAGCAAACCGTATGGAATGGGATCAACTTGAGTGATGCCCAATAGATAGTTAACGAGCGATCCGCCGCCTGAACCTCGAGCAGGACCAAACAGAGTCTTTTCAGCTGCGAGGTGAAACACGTCATGCATAGTCAAGAAGTAGTTCTCAAAACCAAGAAACTTGATATCATCAAGCTCTTCTTTGACACGAGCGACATATTCAGGCTTAGAAGCAAGGCCTGTGCTGATCATTGCATTCTTTACCTTGAGCGCTAGCTGCTGGAACGGTGTCTCTTCAGGTGGAGAAGGGTAGCAGGAATGACTCTTTTGAGGCACAGCATAATTCGGCAGCTTAGCCTTTGAATCCACCCACATGTCTTGGTAGCGATCCCAGACTTGATCGTGTGTCCTTTCAATACTGTCTCTTACAAGATCTTCGCGCCCATGATAAAAGTCGTAATTGTTCCAGCCGATCTCAAACTCATCCCAAACTTGTTCAGCATTCTTTGGATAGAGCTCACACTTAAGCTCATCAAAGACAGGAAGAGGTGTCATCTCCTTGCCCATCCATCCAAGTTTTTTATAAAGCTCTCTAGCTTCCCACTTGTTAGGTGTAGGATAGTGTGAATCGCAAGTAGTAACAAGATTGACACCTGTTTGATCATGAAGATCTATTAGCGCACGATTAACCATGTGCTGTGCTGAAAGCTTGTTGAATTGCATTTCATAGAAGAAATTTTGCTCTCCAACTGCATCAACAAAGCGGTCGGTGAGATTACCTAGGGTTCTCATCAAACTGGCTTTTTTGGCAGGATCGTCAAGAAGTTCGGGCCCGAGCTGGTCGAATGTCAAGTCAGGAAATTCTTGGAAAGTTCTTCCGCTAAAAATCCCGCCAACACATGCTGTAGTTACGCTAAGACCTTCGCCGTACTCTTTAAGCATCTTAAAATCAATGCGAGGAAAACGATAAAATCCGTCCTTGTAGCCTCTTTTAACAAGGGTGAACAAGTTTGCCAAACCTATTGGATTTCTAGCTGTGACACACAAATGGTAACGACGCATCCACTCAGGCTTACCTTTCGATCCCTGTTTAGATTCGTCTTCGTTTTCAATAGTGTGGCCCTCAGACATTAACTCATCTTCATTGTCAACATTGACGTCAGTTGTTGCTAAAGCCTCAATTTTCTTTGCATCTCGTTCGGCTTTAATGCGAGCACGATGATTTTCATATTGGCGCTTCCACTCATCTAGATCTTCAACAAAGTAAAACTCAACACCGTAAACTTGTCGGTACTTCCTGCCTGCTTTTTTCATCTTCTCATAATGCTTGTGAGCATGAGCTAATCCTGACCCGTGGCCGTGATCTGTTAGCGCCCATGCATCCATGCCGTTTTCTAGGACGAAATCGATATGATCAGCAGGGTAACCAAGGCCGTCATAGGTTGAAAAACCGGAATGCGCATGCAGGCCTACGAAGCGGTTTGGTATTTTAAAATCTTTAAATGACACGTGTTGTTTCTCCTGCGCATATTATACGCAGCAAAATTAAGATTTACACAAGAAAGCCTGCCACATGGGCAGGCTTCTTGAATACCAGATTTTTTAAAAAATTATTCTGGCGGGTTTGCGTCAGGTAGAACTGTAGATGCATCTATGATTTGTCTTGTGTCGTTTTGCGTAGGAGTCTCATACCACTCTTCCATAAATGTTTCGCCGTGAATCTCTTCTAGGCGCTTAATCATTTTTTCCATGTTGACTCTAACTACTCGCCCTGTTTCAACGTTCTTAGAGAAGAATTCCCATTCATTATCTGCGTTGTGAGGACTGATTTGCGTGAGGTTGTTGCTGCCGTCACCGACCCAAAGTTCTGCTGGGGCTGGTGTTGCGTCTGAAGAGTGAGCCTCAGTAGCAACCGTAAAGTTTTCTGTGTACTTTGCAGTTCCAATGGCAACAGCAAGCTCATCAATATAGCCATCCCAACCATAATTGTCGGATGCGTCTCTTCCGACTTGAAATCCTGACCAGTCATCTATATCTCCGCCCCAATTGGAGTAGCTAGTACCGGTGTTTTCACCGTTCATGTAGTACTCTAAAGTTCCTGCTCGCCTTTGGATGACGATGTGTGTCCAGGTGTCTGCCGGTATAGTCAGTCCAGAACTGTAAGCAGTATTACCTTGATAGAGTCTATTACCTAAGAATGCGATTTGCCTTGCGGGACCGCCCCAGCGCCAGCCGTCAGTACCAAAAACAAACTTAGAACCTGACACCATGCTTGCTCCTGCCTTCATCCAGAACTCAATTGTGAAGTCTGCTGTTCCTGGATTGTACTCATCGCCTGTGGCTGCTATTGACCAAGCTTTTCCTGTCGCTCCACCAGATTCCGACTTAAGCGAATTTGATCCGAACTTCGCCTCCTCTGCGGAAATTGAACCTGCGACTGTTACCGCAGCAGAACCATTGTCTAGCGTGGAGGAATCAGTCAAGTCTTCAAAGTGACAAAGAAGTTTAAGATCAGTGTAGGAGGGTACCAAAGCTTGAGCTGCTGATATTGTAGCTTGCCCCGCTTCGCCTGCTGTAGGTTTTGCGCCTGCACTGATGGCGATACTGTTTGACATGTCGTTGTTAAACGTGCTTGTACCTACACCTAAGTTTAAAAAGTTGGAATCCCAGTAAAGAGCCATCGTTCCGCCGAAAGAACCGTCGTTGTTATACTGCAGCTGGCGATTATTACCCCCAGGTGTTCCTCCACCTGCACCCGAGGCGACGAACTCAATGCCGGTCTCGTCATCTTTTACTTTTACGTATTTTCCAGATTGGCCTGTGAAATTACCTGGAGTGTCTGTGAGGCTGGCCCATGTACTAACTGGGCTTCCGAGCTGTGCCGCCCCGAGTGCTCCAGTTTGTGCAACCATTCTCACTGTTACAGAATCAAGCCCGAGGGATTGTATCCAAAGACGATCAGCATTAGCCCAATCGACAGTGTGCGTTCTTGAGCCTACATCTCCAGTAAGGGCTGTGGCTTCAGACCAAGCTCCACCGCTGTAGGTCCAAATTTTAACTGCATGTTTTGCGTAAATGAAGACGCCTGTTTGATTAAGCGCTTCTGCGACTCCAACCAGACCTGCAGGAGCAGCAGTCGTTGCTGTGTCCCTGCTTACGCCGGTATTGGGTAATTGTGTTAAATTCACGTCGGATCTCCAATCGATCGTAATAAGGATTAATTGATAATGTTGATCATTATCATCTTAACTATGTATGCTGTTTTTGACTAATCATTAACCGATTTTTTGTGCGCAAAAATGTGTATATTTTGCAGCGGAGAACTGTGTTAAATTTATGCTATTTTTTTTACAGAAAAATATTGACGCTAGTCTTTTTTGACGTAGACAGGATGACTAATTGTGTCGGAATATCTTTTGCAGATTGTGTCTGAGCACAAGAAGTACGAAACGCTGACTGTTACTTTACCTAAGCCTGGCTTGATGCCTTTGACAAGCAAACTAAACGTTGCAATACCCTGTACAAAATTTTCTTCTTTTGCCCGTAAAACATCATCGAAAGTCTTTAGATTAGGCGTCGCTTCCACTTTCAATCTCAGCGGGGCATCCTCCTTCAACTGCAAGCCTTTCGGAGGTACAATTTGCAAGCTAATATTTGCGTAACTACCAACCCAGGTGTGATCGTGACCTTGAATAATAAGGTCAGCAGATCGACTTCCCGGGGAAAACCACCCTAAACTCAATAGAGCGAAAGCTGTCATTGCTATTAAAAGGTTTCTCATGGGCGCGCCTCACAGAAAATATCTTGCGACATCTGAATAGATTGCAAACACCATGATTGAGACTAGCATGACAACACCTACCATTGTGAGGCGCATGCGAGTTCGATATGATATCTTTCTTCTAGTCACAGTCTCTACGCCTGACAGCACAATGTGACTACCGTCAAGCGCGGGTATGGGAAGCAGATTTAAAAAACCTAAGTTGATACTGAGCATTGCTAAAAGGTCGATCACATGCCCTAAATCTTTTTGCTTTACAGTCGTTTCTTCTGCTGCTTTTGACATCTCATAGATCATCACTGGGCCGCCTAAAGTGTCTTGAGTAGGTGCTTTTGTTACCATCTCTTTTACACCTACGTACATCGCGCCGTACATATCTGTTGTGATTCGCCAAGAGATGTTAGCAGCCCAAGCAGCGTCTATCGTTGCAATTTGTGCGCCCGGTGGTGGGGGAATATCATCTGGGCCTCGAGGCACCTCGTGCCCCCATGCGTAGAAAAAGTAGAGAAAGAACGGAAAAACGAGGTTGACTGCAGGACCAGCAAAAGCGATAGCAGCTCTGCGCCAAGGAGCGCAACCCCAAAAAGTAGTCGGATCAGTTGATTCTAAATCTTGATCACCCTTAAATCTAACGTAGCCACCCAAGGGGAATAAGCTGAGCTTCCAGAGCGTGCCTTTCCAGTGCCATCTCATGAGGGCAGGACCAAACCCGATGGAAAAAACTTTAGGTTGCACTTTAAGCAGATGCCCGGCGACCAGATGCCCAAGCTCATGAATCCCAATAAGTACAAGAAGTATTAAAATAAATGTGATCATACGTGAATAAGTATACGTTAATCAGGATAAACGCTTAAGCGCTTTGCAGTCTCATATATTTCATCTATCTTCTTCTTAGTCTCAGTCGGAGGCGCTGCGAGCGGATTTTGCAAAGCGTATGCTTCTAGTTCAGCGCTAACTGCGTCTATATCTTGCAAAAGATTCTTTACCCTTGGATTCATAAAACCTGGGTCATTGATTCTTTCTTTCTGGATGTTTTTGATGATGGTTCCAAAATATAAGTCTCTATAGGAGGTTTTTTTAAACACATCAAAATCGAAGTATGGAAACGATGGAAGCATATCAATTGTAAATATTAGTTTCTTTTTTAAAATAAAAAAAACCCAGAGCTTTTTAAATTACTTTTATACTTTTAAAATCAGAGATGCTTAGCATAGCAGAACCCTGTGAAGTCATGATCTCTACGCCTTGAAAAAGTTTACCATGCCACATCGTGTACATGTGCTTTTTAATCACTATTCCAGACTCTATCTCTGAATATAAACCACTATAAAAGAAACTTAGATCTTCGTTCCAAGTGACAATTTTGATCGGTTTCCAAAGACAGGGCTTTGATATCCTGTCATCTTTAACTGTTTTTGG